GAGGTGGAGCTCATAAGCTGGGCGGCACTGCTGGTGCTGCTGGCTGTAGGCGGTTGGGACGTGCTGAACCGCTGTGTGGATGAGCGGGAGCGGCGGTATGAGTGAGGGGAACGGATTGCCACGCTTCGCTCGCAATGACAGGGGCGACGAGGGAGACGGATTGCCACGTCGCTGCGCTCCTCGCAATGACAGGGGTACGGATTGCCACGGGCTGCGCCCTCGCAATGACAGGAAGGAGCGGGATTGCCGGGGCTGTGGGACGCTGTGCTATGAGCATGAGGCCGGGAGACACACAGCTCATTGCACCGACAGCAGCCGGACACCCAGAGGGGAAAAGCGGCGGACGCTGTTGGTATCCCGGCTGGACATTGAAGCACTGGAGGCACCGATAGTGCGGCCCAAGTGGTGCGACAAGGAGGAAATCGGAAATGGTTAAAGAACGAAAATTCATATTGGTTGTGCGTGAGGGGATAGATGAGAACGCGCATTCTCATCCTCTGGTTGGAGAAAGCAGAATATCTCCGGAAGAGAAAATCGTAAGCACTGTGGGGCTCCGCTATGACAACGACGAAAAAAGACAGTGCTATGCCGAGGGGGTAAAGTTTGCCGAGGAGAGGCTTAAAGACGAGCAGATAGCGCTGGCAGTAAGGGTGCTTTTGCCCGTGGTGAGGCAGGCGGCAGACGACATTGAAAACGGCCTTGACCGGTACAACCTGCACGAGCTGTCATTAAGGGAGTTTCCCGAAGATGACAATTAAAAAGAGAGCCGATGCGGTAAAGCACACCGCATCGGCCCAAAAGCATATGAGAAATAAACTACATCTTGATTATAAGGGATAAATAAAAAATGTCAACAAGTTTTAATCCGAGATGCGCCCGGTGCAAGTACGGGCTGAACAACGGCAGCCTTGAAACCGAGTGCGGGTACAGCCGCATTGAGGGTAAGACAAGGCTTAAGCAGATATATGACCTGCTGGGTGTGGACAGGCTGACACCTGAGGCCAGGGAGCAGGCTCTGCCGGAAAACTGCTCTTTCTTCCGATGGGACGGAGTTACCCACGCCAAGGGAAAGAAGCACGGCAATGCGGAATTTGACTGGGATAAGGCAGCAAAGCTTCACGACCAGGGCATGAGCGTGGGCCAGATAGCCAAGGAAATGGGAGCCAGCAAAAGCGCGGTATATGACTGGTACCGCCGCAGTGGGCGAAAGCCCAATCCATACCGCCAGAAGAGGCTGGACCGGGTGAAGCTGCTTAAGCTTTACATGCTGGGCATGACGGACCGGGAGATAGCCGAGGCAGTAGGCTGCTGCCTTGACAGCGTGCAGAAATGGCGCCAGGAACAGGGCTTGGCGCCTAACAGGGGGAAGAAGGAGAGATGAACTATCTTGAATTTCTTAAAACAAAAATAGAAGTAGCGCCGGTATCCGGCTTTGAAGTACCGGCAGAAGAGGTCCCAGGCTGAACAGCTCAATTTATTTGATATGTTGGAGGTGTGAATGAAACACTTAGGTGATATTACCCGGCTGCGCGGGAACAGCGTACCCATCGTAGATGTGGTGACAGGCGGATCTCCCTGCCAGAATTTCAGTGTGGCAGGGAACCGCAAAGGCTTGGGCGGAGATGAATCCGCGCTGTTTTACCACCAGGTGCGAATTGTAAGGGAGATGAGGGAACATGACAGACTATCAGGGAGAACGGGTATCTTTATTCGACCAAGATATATGGTCTGGGAAAATGTACCAGGAGCCTTCTCAAGTGGAAGCCTCAAGGGCGCAGACTTTGCGGCAGTGCTTGAAGAAATCATCAAAATCGCAGAGCCGGATGCCCATATCTATGTGTGTATACCGGACGGAGGATGGACAAAATCCGGGTGCTATTACGCTGAAGATGGTACATGGTCAATTGCTTGGAGAGTACACGACGCACAGTTTTGGGGAGTGCCCCAGAGAAGAAAACGCATCGCGCTTGTCGCAGATTTTGGAGGTCTCTCCGCACCCGAAATACTCTTTGAGCGCAAAGGCCTGTCAGGGGATTTTGAGAAGGGCCCAGCAGAGAGGAAAGAAGCTGCCGGAACTGTTGGAGAAAGCACTGAGGGCACAGAGCCAATTCTGATAGAAAGCAACCAGAACCATGCAACAATCCAGACTGGGGGTGTAAGCACTTCGCTCCCGGCCTCTATGGGCATGGGTGGCGGGTATGTTCCGGCGGTATTAAGTTTTCAGCAGAACGCATCCGGCGAGGTAAGAGAATCAACCGTCAGTTACACTATCAGCACAAACAGTAATCCGTCGGGGCGAAACACTCCGATGTGCTTTGATGCCCGGGGCAATGGTAATGGGGAAATCGCCCCTACCCTGACCGGAGACCACCAGAACCGCGTTACAGATTATACAGGTCTGTGTGTGGGGAATGGACAGCTTAATAACATGAGCATGCGCGAGACCTCCAACCCGCTGGACACTATGCATGACCAACAGAGTATTCTTATAGCCCACACCCTCAAGGCAAAGGCAAATTGTGACTACAGGGAGGACAGCGAAACATACCCAGTCCAGAACAATATGGTTCGCCGCCTTACTCCTCTTGAATGTGAGCGGCTTCAAGGGTTTCCCGATGGGTGGACAGATATCGGGGACTGGACGGATTCCAGAGGCAAGAAGCACAAGGCGGCTGACTCACCGCGATACAAGGCCTTGGGAAATTCAATAGCTCTGCCGTTCTGGCAGTGGATGGCGCGCAGGATATGCGCACAGTACGAGCGCGATATAACGATGGCAAGCCTTTTTGATGGCATTGGCGGATTCCCGCTGGTGTTTGAACGGTGCGGTGCAAAAGCCGTATGGGCAAGCGAGGTTGAAGAGTTTCCAATGGCGGTGACCAAAAGGAGATTTAAGGAGGAAAGGCTGGAATGAAACCAATACTTTTTAACACTGAGATGGTGCAGGCCATCAAGGAGGGTCGCAAGACCGTTACCAGGCGGATTGTAAAACCAAGGTACAGACCGTACGAGAGAATGACGCGATACATGCCGCAGCCTTTTTACACGGGAGATATTCTTTATGTCCGAGAGACGTTCGCGGTAATGCCCTACGGCTACGTTTACCGGGCAGATGGTGAGGACCCCGAAGGTTGGGACAGCTCCGACCGTTGGGTTCCATCTATACATATGCCGAAGGAAGCGGCCCGCCTGTTTCTCCGCGTGACCGATGTCCGGGTAGAGAGCCTCCAGGCGATCACGCCCGAGGATTGTGAGCGCGAGGCGGCGGCGATTATCAATAATCCGCTCATCTATGAAGATGCTTCCCGCCTACGGATGGGAGGCCAACCCGTGGGTGTGGGTTGTTAACTTCAAAAAGGTGCGAGACGTAGCGTCAATTAATTTTTGAAAGCTTGTATCAGGGGCGGGCAGTGAACGCCCTCGCAATGACGTGGAAAAGGAGAATGTAATGCGAACGATAGACGCTGACGCGCTAATAAAGAAATTCTGGGAGGGCCTGGAGGATGGCACGATAACAGGGCCAGAAGATACAGAAGGGCTTATCTGCGCGGCACCAACGGTAAAAACCTGTAAGTGGACAAAAGTAGAGAATGCTCTTCCTGAACGAGACGGCATATACCTCACAGTGTTCAATTTCCCCACATGGGGGGAAGAGAAAAAGAAATATCCGTTGACTTGTCGTTACTCAGTGGCCGCGAAACACTTCTTTGCAGACGGGCCTGTGATTGGAGAGATAAGCCATTGGATGGAAATTCCGGAACTGGAGGAAGAAAAAAATGAAAATCAAACAGATAGCAGAGCTGATAAAGAAGCGGAAATGCGTGACGCTGTATCAGGGTGAGGGAGAGCAGTGGGTAAGCGACGGAGTGGCCATGTACAGTCTGGCGGGGCTGCCGGAGCTTAGGCTGAGTGAGCTTTTCCGCATGGTGGATATCCCGGAGGACAAGGCCGCAGACTTTCAGCAGAGAGAAGTGAACGTAATGCCCGGGGACATCTGCACAGAGGAATACATGGACGGTCAGGAGAGTCTGGAACTGCAGGACTTCACTTTTACCCGTCTGGGATATGAGCTGGCGGTACTGGTTACGGAGCAGCAGAGAGCGTTTCTGCTGCAGAGCAGATACCTCAAGCCATTTGAGGATGTGGAGGCATTGGAGTTTTGTTTGAGGCAGAGCCCCAAGGGGAAGAGCTACATCACGGTACACGACGGGATGTTTACGGTGGCGGTGCTGCTACCCTTTGACGATGCGGGCGGCGCACTGGGGGCATACATCGGGGCTCTGGGCGCAAAGCTCAGGGCCGGAAGAGGAGGCAAAGCGGATGGATGAAGTAAGAGACATAGCTGTGGAATGTACCGGCGTAGTTTCTGTTGATTCTTACGGAATAAGAGTAAACGCAGTTGACCTCATCTGTGACCTGATGCAACGGCTTGAGAATGTACCATACGAGAGAGACTACAACGGGGCATTTGCCGGCAGGGTAAAGATTGAGGTGGAGCTGCTGGGCGACATGCAGGGAGAAAAGACGCAAGAGTAGCCCCTCATCCGCCGCCGGAGGCGGCACCTTCCCCCTCCGGGGGAAGGCTTGACAAGCCGAGGAGCATATACGGATTGCCACGGGCTACGCCCTCGCAATGACAGAGAAAGGAGAAAAAATGATAGTAATAACAGTAATAACAGGCTTTTTAATTGCTGCGGGCCTTTCTTTATTAGCAACAGCTTTAATCTCCAACGCAAAAGATGTAAGAGACAACATAGGCGTGCCGAGAATTAAATTTAATGAGTTCAAGAAGCTTTCCAAGTGGGTGGAATTTGAGGTATGCAGTACGTATGTTAATTATTTATGCTGTGGGCTGTGGAATCAGTTTACTTTTGGATATTGGGGCTTGCTGAGATACAAAGTGTGGAAAGCTACAAAAGAGGCTGAGGAATCTAAGGCAGCCGCCGACCGCAGGAGAAAGCAGGATAAGATCCAGCTTGAGGAATTGAGAAAGTTAGCAGAAGAGAAGAAAAACAGTGGGAGGGGTTAAACCTCCCACTGGGGAAAAAGGCCGTTGATAAAAGCTGCCGGGGGCGGCGGTTTTTATGAGCGGGCTTGGGACGGATTGCCACAGCCCCTGCGGGGCTTCGCAATGACAGAGGAGACGGATTGCCACGTCGCTTTGCTCCTCGCAATGACAGGATGTGTACCTTTTCAGATTAACATTAATTTAAATAGGAACGCGTGCGCGTTTCTTTAAAGACTTTTTTACGGCTAAGGTTGGAACAGGAGAGAAGATGAAAAAGCTTATGGAGTATAAAATCATATCAGGCAAGGTAGTGGAGACCAGACGCTCCATGCTGTCCGTGCGTCAGATCGGAGAGGCAAAGCCCCGGAGAGCGGCAAGGATAGCAGGGAGTTCCTCGGAGAAGAAGATAAAGGCCAATGAGAAGAGTGCTTGCAGGGATCTGGCAAGAAGACTTAACGCTACTTTCATCCAGGGAGATATATTCGCCTCTCTCAAGTATGACGATGAGCATCTGCCCGGGGATTATGAAGCAGCCTGTGATTATCTCAAGAAATTCATGCGCAAGTACAGGGCCGAGTTTAAGAGGGCATTTGACAGGGAGCCTTTGATGGTATGGGTAAATGCAAACTGGAGCCCCAAGAGAAATGCCCCGGCAAGGCTGCACCACCATTTTGTTACCGATGCATGCGGGATGGAGCTTATCCGGAAGCTTTGGCAGGGCGGGGGTCTCAGCTTTGAGATGCTGGACAACAGAGGAGATCACAGTGACCTTGCAGCATATCTCATCGCCAATGTGAAGCTCCCTGCCGGGAAGAAGAAATACCATTGCAGCCGAAATGTTTTAAAGCCCATCTACACAGAGCCTGTGCCCGTAGACGATGTGGAGGATATCCGGCCGGAGAAGAACGGCGTTATCAAAGAGCATGAGACCTGCTGCGATGAGGAAGGCAGAGTGACCAGCTCTTATCTGCGCTGTCTTCTGCCGGAGGCGCCCAAGGTAAGGGGCGGGAAGATATACATACAGGAGCCCAGAAAGAGAGGAGGCAGAAAAGGTGGATAAGGCTATATACATGAGCATTTGCGAAGATTGCTCAGATACATTGAGACAGACAAGGACGATGGTTGAGGTATCAAATCCGTTTGTAGGCTTTTGCTCCATGTGCTGGGGCTTTAAGCCTCTCGTTCAGTACGATGTGGGAATGACGCACAGCGAGATAGCCCGGAAGAGGGCCAGAGAGAAGGCTGCGGCGGCAAAGGGCGGAGGAGAAAGAGCCAGAGCCGGAGGAAGGAGGCGGGCATGATGGTACAGGCAGCAGGCAGAGCGGAGGACATGATGGGCAAATACCAGAAAAGAAATAGCGGGCGCACGGAGCTTAAAAAGGATTGGCTTAACCGGGCGCGGACCATACAGAGGGAAATATGGGCCCTTGAGGACACGGAGGAAACGGCCCTTGAGACGGCGACAGGGATAACGGCACGCTATCAGAGCGGGACAGGAGGCGGCGGAAGAAAGGATCCGCACAAGATAGAGGGCTATGCTATCCTCACCGCCTACATAGAGGGCAGACGCCGGGAGCTTAAAGCCTTGAAGGAAGAGATACTCAAGGCCATAGAGACCCTTAACAATGCTGACATGAGAAGCATATGTATCCACAGATATCTTAACTGCCGTGAATGGCCGGAGATATCTGCGCGGCTGCATATCTCAGAGAGGCATGTGCACCGTCTCCATGGTGAGGCTCTGCAGCTCATCCGCATAGACTCCCAGGCACTGTCAAAGATGGGAAAGCGGGCACAAAAAAATGAACAAATTTTTAAAAGCTGATATTAAAAAGCTCTGTATCCGTTGGGGTGCAGGGCTTTGCGGGCTTTGAAAAGATGTCAGTGAATGTCAGTGGGTCAGGTGCTATAATGGTATCATCAAAAGCTCCGACGAAGAACGCCGGGGCTTTTGGTTTTGAGAGACGGATTGCCACGTCGCTGCGCTCCTCGCAATGACAGAGGGGTTGCGGATTGCCACGGCCTGCGGCCTCGCAATGACAGAGGGGTTGCGGATTGCCACAGCCCCTGTGGGGCTTCGCAATGACAGGAAGGAGCGGGATATGAAAAGCATAATGGACAAGTGTTACAAGCTGCTGCTGGCTCTGAACCGCAACGGTGATGAGCTGGCCATTGAGGAAAAGCGATTTTATTCCCGGCCTTATGAGAGGATGATGACCAAATACATTCTTATCCGCAAGGAGCCGGGGCGGCGGAAGGAGCGGCTGATCGAGACCTACAAGGCAACAGAGCTTCTGAAGCTGATGGTTAAGCTGTGGAGAGAAAGGACGTGAGGAAGCGTGAAAAAGTTTTGAACATTCACGCGCGTGAGACAATAAAGGCGGTGGAAAAGCTGTGGGTAAAATAAGCGCAAAACACAAGCGCTTTGTAAATCTCTACCTCAAGAGCTTCAACGGTACGCAGGCCGCCATTGAGGTGGGCTATGCTCCTAAGGGAGCGGGATCGAGAGCAAACGAAATACTCAAAAGGCCCGAAGTCAAGGCCTACATGAAAGAAAGACTGGAGAATCAAGATGCAAGGATCGTGGCAGATGCCGACGAGTGCCTTGCTTTTTTGTCGGCTGTATTAAGAGGCGAGGTTAAGGACGCCTTTGATCTTGACCCATCACTGGCTGACAGGCTCAAGGCGGCTGATGCACTGCTTAAACGGTATGCAAGCGTAGCCGACAACAAGCCCAAGACCCTGACGATACGGTGGGAGGACGGCGACGAGGATGAATGATCTGATAATCCCCTCCCCCAGCCCCAAGCAAAGGCTTTTTTTCAACGACCGGCACCCTATAGTGTGCTTCGGCGGGGCGCGAGGCGGGGGCAAAAGCTGGGCTGTGCGAGTAAAAGCGGCGCGGCTCTGCCTGAGGTATGCGGGAATAAAGGTGATGATCATCCGTAAGACCTACCCGGAGCTGCAGGAAAACCACATCATTCCCCTGTGTGAGCTGCTGCGCTGCTACCACGTGGACAAGGAAGAGCGGATAGCGACATACAACGACAGCAAAAAGCACATAGTTTTCCCCAACGGAAGCCGCATAATTTTCCGCTACTGTGAGGATGACCGGGACGCCCAGCGCTTCCAGGGCACTGAGGTGGACGTGCTGTTCGTTGACGAGGCTACCCAGCAGTCAGAGGGGCGCATGGACATGCTGAGAGCCTGCGTGCGAGGAGTAAACAACTTTCCGAAGCGCATTTACTACACCTGCAACCCCGGCGGCGAGGGCCACGACTGGGTAAAACGGCTGTTCATAGACAGGATATACAAGGACACGGAAAAGCCCGAGAATTACAGCTTTATACAAAGCTTTGTGACCGATAACAAAGCCCTGATGAAAGAGGACCCGGCCTACTACCAAAGGCTGCTGGCCCTGCCGCCCAAGCTGCGCAAGGCGTGGCTGGAGGGCAGCTGGGATATCTTTGAGGGGCAGTTCTTTGAAGAGTTTCGCGCAAAGCCGGACGCACTGGCCTGCAACGAGGCCGGGATAAGCCAGGAGGAGGCGGCGGCACAGTGGAAGTACACCCATGTGATAGAGCCGCTTGACCTGAATGAGGGCGAGCGCAGAGGCTGGAAGATATACCGAAGCTATGACTGGGGCTACAACAAGCCCTTTTCCCTTGCATGGTGGGCGGTGGACTATGACGGTACGCTGTACAGGATACTTGAGCTTTACGGTTGCACCGATGAACCCAATCAGGGTGTCAAGTGGACGGCAGATAAGCAGTTTGAAGAAGCAGCCAGACTGGAGCGGGAGCATCCCCTACTCAAAGGCCGAACCATAAGCGGCGGAGTGGCAGACCCCAGCATATGGGACGCAAGCCGGGGAGAAAGCATAGCTGAAACGGCAATGAGGTATGGGATCATATTCACGCCGGGGGATAACAAGCGTATCCCCGGATGGATGCAGGTACATTACCGCTTTCAGTTTGACGAGCGGGGATACCCGAGAATGTACATATTCTCAAACTGCAAGGCGTTTATACGGACGATACCGCTAATGATGTACTCAGAGACAAAGCCGGAGGATTTGAACACAGAGCTTGAGGACCACGTGGCCGACGAGGTGCGCTACATGTGCATGAGCCGCCCGGTGAAGCCCATAAGGGCGGTACCGAAGCGGATGATACTCAGTGACCCGCTGGACCAGTTCGAGTGAGGGGAGAACGGATTGCCACGGGCTTTGCCCTCGCAATGACAGTTGGTTGCGGATTGCCACGCTTCGCTCGCAATGACAGATGGGTACGGATTGCCACGCTTCGCTCGCAATGACAGATGGGTACGGATTGCCACGGGCTTCGCCCTCGCAATGACAGTTGGGAGACGGATTGCCACGGGCTTTGCCCTCGCAATGACAAACAGGAGGATTTGAATGGATGAAATAAGACAGGATCTGCCGCCGGAGCAGACGGCGGCACAGCTGCCCATAGGGCCGGAAAAGCTGAGAGAGCTTAGCAGGATACTGCAGGAATACAGGGCGGGAAAGGCCCGCACCGAGCAGCGCATTATATCCAGCGAAAACTGGTGGAAATTGAGGAACGGCAGAGAGGAACGCCGGGTATCCGAGATAGGCAAGGATGGAGGATTTGAGAGTGTAAGCGGATGGCTGCACAACACCATTGTATCAAAGCACGCAGACGCCATGGAGGCCTACCCCGAGCCCAACATACTGCCCAGAGAGGCCCAGGACAAGCCGGAGGCGCGGATACTCTCCGCAATTGTGCCCTGTGTACTGGAGCAGAACAACTTCGAGCAGGTGTACTCAGATGCCATGTGGCAAAAGATGAAGAGCGGGACCGGCGTGTATAAAATCTGGTGGGACGCGGAAAAGCTCAACGGCCTTGGCGACATTGCCATAGAGTGCATTAACCCGCTTAACATTTACTGGGAGCCGGGAGTAAGCGACATTCAGAAAAGCCCATATTTCTTTCAGGTGGAGCTTTGGGAAAAGGAACAGCTTATAGAAAGATTCCCCCAGCTCAAGGACAAGCTGAAGGGCAACACCTTTTCCCCGCGCAGGTACTGGTATGATGACAACGTGCCTATGGCCTCCAAGGCGGCGGTGATCGAGGTTTACTACAAAAAGAGAGCGGGAAGCAAAGTGACCCTGCAGTACATCAAGTACGTAGGAAACGAGCTTCTCTACGCAAGTGAACACGACAGAGAACAGGCGGCAAATGGCTTTTACAGCCATGGCCGCTATCCTTATGTCTTTGATGCGCTGTTCCCCATAGAGGGCAGTCCCTGCGGCTACGGCTTTGTAGACGTGGGAAAAAACCCGCAGACCTCAATAGACCTGCTTAAAACGGCGTTTATTAAAAACGCCATGGTGGGGGCCATGCCCCGGTACTTCAAGCGGCAGGACGGCAATGTGAACGAAGAGGAGTTTCTTGACCTTTCAAAACCGCTGGTAAGCGTGGACGGCAACCTGGGCGACGACAGTCTGCGGATCATCCAGACCAACAATCTGGACGGCAACTATCTGAGCCTGCTGGACCGTGATATCAACGAGCTGAGAGAGACCACCGGCAACACGGAGACGGCAGCCGGCAATGTGAGCAGTGGAGTTACGGCGGCCTCGGCCATTGCGGCGCTGCAGGAGGCCAGTGGCAAGGGCTCAAGAGATTCCACCCGCAACAGCTACAACCGTTACAGCGAAATAGTGAGCTTCTGCATTGAGCTTATACGGCAGTTCTACGACATGCCCAGACAGTTCAGGATAACAGGGCGCATGGGGCAGGAGCAGTTTATATCCTACACCAACGCGAATATAAAGCTGCAGCAGCTGCCGGCGCTTACCCCCAACATGCCGCCCATGATGCGGCTGCCGGTGTTTGACATAAAGGTAAGCGCACAGAAAAGAAACGCGTACACCCGGATGAGTCAGAACGAGCTGGCCTTGCAGTTTTTCAACATGGGGTTCTTCACACCGCAAATGTCTCAGCCGGCACTGATGTGCCTTGACATGATGGAGTTTGACGGCCGGGAGGAGCTGATGCAGAAGATAAGCCAGCAGGGCAATCTTTACCAGCTGTGCATACAGCTTCTGCAGCTGGCCCTCGCGCAGGCCCAGGCAGTGGGCAACACAGAAATGGTGCAGGGCCTTAGCCAAAAGGCAATGCAGCTGCTGGGCATGCCGGCAGCCCCGGCGGCCATGGGCGAGGCAAAGCCTCAGCTTACGGAGGGCGACAACATAGCAGGGCCTCAGAAGGATGAGCCGGCAGTTGTGGACAAGGCCCGCAAGCAGGCGGCGAACGCTGCCCAGCCCAATGAATAGGAGGCGGACATGACAGAGATAGTCTACGAGCGGGACACACACCGGGTAGAGATAAAAGGGCATACGGCATACAAGACGCTGGGACAGGATGTACTCTGTGCCGGCGTCTCTGCTTTGGCGTTCACTTTGGCAGAGCGGGTATCTGCCATGAGTGCGGCGGGGCAGGTGGAGGACGCCACGGTGTATCTGGAACCGGGAAGTACGCAGATAAGCTGCAAGGCCTATGAGGGCACAGAGAACGTGATAACCCTGATATTTGACACCATATGCGCAGGCTTTGAGATTCTGGCCATCAACGCGCCGGAGTACGTGAGCTACAGGATGATAAGCAGTCTTTAGGAGGACAAATGGATATTTTTAAATTGCTTCAGCTCTTCGCCGAAGGCGGCGAGGGTGGAGATAGCGGCAGTGCCGCAGATTCGGGCGTATCCCCTGCCGACGCCGGGCAGGACTTTGCAGCTGCTCTCAGGGCCAAGGGAGTGCCCGAGAGCAAGATAAGAAAAGACCGGGCGTACAAGCTGCCTGCGGCAAGGCCGGCCGCGCAGAGTCAGAAGGCCGCCGCTTCTGAAACCAAGGACCCCACTCCCAATAACGAGACATCCCCGGAAGCTCCCTCAGAGCCCCCCGCTGCCAAGGAGGAGGCACCCAAGAAGCCCAGCTTCGATGAGCTGCTGGAGGATGCAGATTACAAGGCGGAGTACGAGCGGCGAAGCAAGGAAAATGCCGCCAATGTACGGCGCCTGCTGGCAGATGCCACAAAGCAGAACAAGGCCATGGCCCCGGCCGTGGAGGTGCTGAGCCGCTTTTACAAGCTGGACCCCAACAGCGAGACTCTCTACGAGGACCTTAAAAAGGCTGTTGAGAACGACGGGCACTTCTATGAGCAGGCCGCGTTCGACAGGGGCAAAACAGTGGAGGCCTTCATGGAGGAGGACATCCATAACAGAGCGGAAACCAGAGCACAGAGAGAACAGGCGGAGAGCATAAGAGAGCAGACGATGCGGGAATGGAGCCAGCGCGTAAGGCAGGAAAGCCAGAAGCTCAAGGAACAGTACCCGGATTTCGATTTTGAGCAGGAAATGAAAAACCCTGCGTTTGCCAGGATGCTTAACCCTTACATGGGCCTCAGTGTAGAGGACGCCTATTACCATGTGCACCGCAGAGAAATAGAGGCCGCCAAAGCAGAGCTGCTGAGCAAGCAGATCATGGAGCAGGTGGCAGCCTCAATAAGAGCCGGACAGGCCAGACCCACGGAGGCGGGAGCGGGAGCGCAGACCCGCACAGTAAGCCCGGTGCAGCCGGCAGCCGCCTACGACCCCAAGCACAGCGCAGCGATAAAGGAAGCTGTGAGCCGTGCAAAAGCCTACGGGACAAAAATTTATCCCGGAATGATATGAAAACAGGAGGAAGATAAAAAAATGAATGAAAGAATCATAGCAATGCTGCAGATGTTTGCAGATGCAGGCACCGTGGTGAACACCAGCTCCCAGTATGTGAACGCCTACACCGGTGAAGGCACCCCCTTTGACGGCACCAACACTCTCAGCGCAGAGCTGAAGACCTTCTACGACACTGAGCTGCTGGAAAACGCCCGCGCAGAGCTTTACTACGCGCAGTTTGCAAAGCGTCAGCCTCTGCCGGCAAACCACGGCGGCTCCGTTGAATGGCGCAAGTGGAACACCTTTGAAAAGGCTGTGCCTCTGGTTGAAGGTGTTATTCCTGAGGGACAGAAGTTCGGCGTAAGCACAAAGACCGGCAGCATCAACCAGTACGGTACCTACACCAGCATTTCCGACCGTCTTGAGCTTCGCGCCTATGACGACGTGATTCTGGGCGCAACTGAGGAGATGGGCGCATCTGCCGCAGAAAGCCAGGAGACCCTTATCCGCGACGCGCTGCTGGTAAACACCAACGTGCTCTACTGCGACAACATCACCGTTGCAACCGGCGCCAAGGTGAGCACCCCCACCAGCCCTGAGGAAATGGAGGCTACCGACGCTACCGCAAGCATGCTGACCCCTGCAATGGTCAACAAGGCCGTCACCATCATGAAGAAGAACAAGGTGCCCCGCATCAACGGCAAGTACGCCGCCGTTATCCACCCCTCTGTGGCTCACGACCTGCGCCAGAGCAAGGACTGGATAGAGGTCCACAAGTACGCTGCCGTTAGCGAGATCTTCAACGGCGAAATCGGCGAGCTTCACGGCTGCCGCTTTGTTGAGGACGTATTTGCACCTGTGCTGACCGGTGAGGACTATGCCAACAAGGCAGGCGGCGCAACCTACGCCACCTACTTCTTCGGCAAGGACAGCTTCGGCATTATCGACCCCGCAGAAGGCGGCCTTGAGATGATTATCAAGGGCAAGGATATAGCCGGCGGCCCCCTCAACCAGTTCAGCACTGTGGGCTACAAGTTTGAGACCAACGGAGCTACCATCCTTTACGCCGAGCGTCTGCTGCGCGTAATGAGCTGCAGCAGCTTCTCCGCCACCGACCAGGCAAACTAAAAATACAAGGGCGGGGCCAACACCCCGCCCGACAATCAAATAACAGGAGGAAATAAAAATGGCTGATAAGAACAAGACCGAGGAAAAGCGTGTAAGCGTAACTCTGCCCCGTGGTATGGACAGAGACGAGCCTATGCAGTTTGTATCCGTAAACGGTGAAAACTTCTGGCTGCCCAAGGGCGACACCAGCGAGGTGCCCCCTGCCATTGCAAAGGAGATCGAAAGAAGCCAGAAAGCGGAAAGAGAGCGCGACAAGCATCGCAGAGCCATGCTTGAAAAGGCCAAGTAAATAAAGGGAGCGAAAGCTCCCTTTTTCGGCATATATGCAGGGAGGTACAAAAGATGAAAATAGCAGAGGCAATAAGCCTTGTGGACAAGCTTAAACCCAACCACTACGACAACGAGATAAAAATACAGTGGCTTTCAAAGCTGGACGGACAGATATTCGTTGAGCTTATCTGCCTGCATGAGCGGGACGAGAATATGCCTCAGATATTTGAGGCATACACGGAAAACGACATGGGCCAGGAGCTGCTGGTCCCCTTCCCCTACGCACAGGAAATGTACAGCAACTATCTTATGGCCCAGATAGACCGGGCCAACGGAGAGGACGCCAGATATAACCAGAGCATAGCCCTGTACAACGCGGCCTTTAACAGATACCAGGCATGGTACAGGCGTGAGCACATGCCCCTTAGCCGGGGCAGATTCAGATTTTGAGAAAGGAGGGCAGGCAAATGCCGTATATCCCACAGATTAACGTTATCAGCACACAGCAGCAGGTAACGGATACCTTTGGCGGTTACAACCACAATTTAAAAATCGGGGCCGGTGAGTTCTACGATATGGAAAACCTGTCCTCCTCTCAGTATCCGCTGCTGGCAAACAGAGAAAAGCGGGGAAAGCTGGCAGAGCTGAGCAGGCCCAACGGTCTGCTTGCAAAGAAGAAGCTGGCATACATAGACGGCAGCCGGCTGTTTTACGGCGGGGAGGAGCTGACAGGCTACCTCAGCGAAAAGGGCTGCACAATAGAGGACAGCGAAAAGCAGCTTGTTTCTATGGGGGCATACATAGTTATTTTCCCGGACAAGCTGTACATCAACACGGAAAACTACGAGGACTGCGGCGCAATAGACGCAGCCTTTGAAAAAACAGGCAACATCACCTACTCCATCTGCAAGGCCGACGGCACGGCCTATGCAGAGCCGACGGTAAGCTCATCGGCACCGGAGGAGCCGGAAAACGGCAGCCTGTGGATAGATACATCTTCGGAAGTGCATGTGCTTAAGCAGTATAATGCAGCCTCCGCCATATGGACTGAAATAGCCAGCGTATATACCAAGATACGCGCTGAGGGCATAGGAGCCAATTTTGCAGTATACGACGGCGTAAGTATAAGCGGCGCCTCTGCCCTTGGAACAGAGCTTGAAAACCAGATAGAGGCCCTTAACGGCAAAAAAATAATCTACGACCGGGGCGAGGACTACATTGTGGTAATCGGCCTGCTGGATGAAACCTACACACAGGAAGAGGGAAGCATAAGCGTGCGCCGGTCCATGCCGGATATGGACTTCATCACCGAGGCGCAAAACCGCTTGTGGGGCTGCAAGTACGGCACGGTGGACGGCGTGAGCATCAACGAAATTTACTGCTGTGCGCTGGGCGACTTTAAAAACTGGAATCAGTTTCTGGGGCTCAGCACCGACAGCTATGTGGCCAGCGTGGGCACAGACGGCGCGTGGACCGGGGCGGTGACCCATCTGGGCTATCCCATATTCTTCAAGGAAAACGTGCTGCACAAGGTCTATGTAAGCTCCACAGGGGCACACCGGATAGTGGACAGCGCGTGCAGGGGCGTACAGCAGGGCAGCAGCCGCAGTCTGGTGGTTGTAAACGAGATGCTCTATTACAAGGGAATAACGGATATATGTGCTTATGACGGCTCGCTGCCGGTAAGCGTATCGGCAGCACTGGGCACAGAAAGATACTTTGACGCTAAGGCCGGCAGCACCGGAGATAAATACTATATCTCCATGAGAGACAGAAGCGGGAGGTACCGCATATTTGTGCTGGATACGGCCCGGGGCTTTTGGCATGTGGAGGACGATGTACACGCCCTTTACTGGGCCAACGCCAACGGCGAGCTCTATTTCATAGACGAAAACGGCCACGCGCTGATGTGCGTATCGGACCGGGAGGGAGAGCCGGAGGAAACGGTCAAATGGAGCTTTACCACGGGGCTTATGGGATATGAGACTGTGGAAAAGAAATACATAGGCCGCTTTAACATCCGGATGAATCTGCCCCTGGGCTCGGAAATGGATATCTTTATTGAGTACGACTCAGACGGAGTGTGGCGCTTCGCGGGGCATGCCCAGGGCACAGGCACAGGAAGCTTTGTGCTGCCGGTACAAACAAGGCGCTGCGACCATTTCCGCATAAAAGCCGAAGGCAGGGGAGATGTACGCATGTACAGCTTTGCAAAGATGATGGAGAGGGGCAGCGATACATGAGCTATGAAATACCGCCCCGTTTTGAGGGCACACCGGAGGCGCAGGCTGAGCAAATGTGGAGTTTTCTCTTCCGACTGGTCGAAAGGCTGAATGTGGACAGCCCGACAGAGCAAACAACAGTAAACGATGGGGGATTCACCGCCCGTGCCTATAGGGAACTGAGAGATATGATAGGCACCAATGCCAAGGCATTAAGCAAGATATCAAAAGACAAGGTATCTCACTCAGAGCTCTGGCCGGAGCTGGAGGCTCTTTTAAGGCAGGCAGAGGAAAGCGGCGACTTTGACGGCAACGGGATAGCATCGGTAAGCATGGATGAAGAATACAGGCTTACTCTCGGCTTTACAGACGGAAGCTTTTACACAACGCCCTCACTGAGGGGAGCACCTATATATGAGACAGGCGACGTATTTGTCACCACGCGGGAGGGGGAGGCAGCAGAGCTCCTGGGCTACGGCACATGGAGCTTGCTGGCCTCCTCCCCGGCGTACATGTGGAAGCGAGTAAGTTAAGGAGGACAGCATGACAGAAGAACAGAAAAAACTGCAGCAGCAGAATGAGCAGATACAGCAGAACACTACGCCGGCACCGGCGGCCCAGCAAAACACTGCCCCGGCGGTACAGCAGCCCAGCACCCCGGCCCCGGCAGTGCAGCAGAGCCAGCCCAGCGCACAGCAGCAGGCGGCAGATACGGCCTACAACCAGGCCATGGGCGCACTGCAGGCCGCAAGCAAGCCCTCTTACAATCCCAGCTATGACGCCCAGATAAAGGACATCTACAACCAGATAATGGGCAGAGAAAGCTTCAGCTATGATTTGAGTGACGATACGCTCTACCAGATGTACAAGCAGAACTATGCGGATATGGGCAAGCTCTCCATGCGGGACAGTATGGGGCAGGCGGCGGCCCTTACCGGGGGCTACGGCTCCAGTTACGGGCAAGCCGTGGGCCAGCAGGCATATGACAGCTACCTGCAGCAATTAAATGACGTAGTACCGGAGCTTTACGCTCAGGCATACGGAAGGTACCAGGACGAGGGCGACAGGCTGATGCAGCAGTACGGCCTTGCAGGTGATCTGGCAGCAGATGAATACGCAAAGTATCAGGACGCCTACAACCGCTATTACACCGAGCAGGACTACAACTACGCACGGCTTATGGATTTGATTAACGCCACCGGCTATGACCCCACAGAAGAGGAAGCTGCTGCGGCAGGCCTTACCGAGGCGCAGGTGGAAAAGCTGTTGAAAGCATGGCAAATCCAGAATCAGGGCCTCTACAACAAAATAAACGGCATAAAAACCGGAGGAGGCGGCAGAACCTACTATGGCAACAGCAGTGGAGACAATACATGGGTAGATGACTACAACACCCTTGTAAATGATCCCTCCGTAAGCGACAGAGAAATAAACGACTGGATAATTCAGACGGCAGACCGCCGGCCTGCTGATTATGAAAAGTACTACATAACCAAACAGGGAGGCACCCAGGGAGGCAGGTAAATAATGGCCAAAACAAGCAGAGAAATATTGCAGGCAGCAGGAGTAAGCAGGGACACAAACAGCCAGGCCGGCTCAAGAAATACATCTGCAGTCCCTGCCCCCGAGCGGTCAAGCGCAGCTAACAGTATTTTGCAGGCGGCAGGAGTAAGAAGCAAAGAGAGTGAAAGCAGAGAATATGCCAAGTATCAGGACTACTACAGGCAGCACTATGCAACACCGGCAGAGAAATTAGCTCCCATCCACGCGCTGACCATGGCCACGCTGCCGGGAACAAGAGCGGACGGCAAGACGCTTAATACCCTTGGGGCTCAGCGTCTGTTGAGAGATACCCTTGCCGCAGGCGGCAGCAGTGAGGACTGGTACAAAAAGCTGCTGGAGCAAAGCGAAGAAGCGGCAGCAACAAGGGACAGCGCATACAATACCTACCGGCAGGCCCAGAGCAAGCAGAACGCGGGGCAGTGGGACGAGCAGGGAAATTACCTTGGAGCAGCCCCGGCAGAAAACATCGAAGAGCTTAAAGAGCTGTGGCAGCAGGCAGACAAGGCAGCACTGTGGGCAGAGAGCCTTGCAAAAATGGGCAAGGACAACCGCTATATGGACCTGAGCGGGAACGAAGATTTCAGGCAAAACGCGGCGGCGGGCCTTGAACGCTTTGAGCGGGAGGCGGCAGAGCTTAACGCCAGACAGGAAGCTGACCGGCAGGCCGAGTATGAAAGATACATGGAGCTGGGCACCGGCGGCATGGCCTACGAGCAGAGTCAGGTAAAACAACTGCAGAATGATACTGCATGGCGGGAGCCCCGGGAGGACTGGACACAGCAGGAGCGGGAGACCTTTGGGTACCTCTACAACAGGGACCCTGAAGAGGCTTATTCCTATGCAGAAAACCTGAATAACAACAAAAACGCCGCCAAGGCTTATACAGAGCAGCAGGCGGCGGAGGGCTGGGCAACCAAAAACTTCGGTACCGGGGCGGCAGCCACGGGCCTTAGCATATTGGGGCAGGCCACGGCCGGGGCAGACTTCCTTGATAATTTGATGGAGTATGCGGCAAGAGGCACAATAACCCAAGATGCCCAGCTTTCCCCGGCAGACTACGGCAACATTATGAGCGGGGCCATAGCGGAAACACTGAACGCAGACGACAGTTGGGGCAACCGTGTGCTTGAAAAGCTCTCCCCCATATTTGGAGACATTGGAGTGGGCGAGCTGTACCAGGTTGGCTACAGCGCACTGCAGAGCATGACCTATGCTTATCTGGGCGGCCCGGTGGGCGGCGCGGCGGCATACTTCGGCTTGGGCGCCAAGAACGGCTACGAGGATGCGGTGCTGAGAGGAGCCACGCCGGGGCAGGCCCTGACGATGGGCATTGCAAGCGGCCTTATAGAAAGTGCCACAGAGCAACTGCCAATACAGAATCTGCTTAAAATGAAAAGCCCCTCCAGTGTGGCGGGCTTCTTCAAGAGCATATTGCAGCAGAGCATGATAGAGGGCAGTGAGGAAGCAATAAGCCAGCTTGGTACCACCCTTGCGGACGCGCTGGTCATGGGGGACAAGCGGGACATACAGGTAACTGCAGAGCGATACATGATGCAGGGCATGACCCGGGAGGAGGCCATGAAGGCCGCCTACAAGGACTGGGCCAAGGAAACGGCATGGAGCTTTATGAGCGGGGCACTCTCCGGCGGCATATCCGGCAGCGTAAGCAGCGGTACAATGGCTCTGAGCAAATACAGGGGTGACAGCGGCGCGCTGATTGCAGAGGGGCTTGCAGCACCGGAGGATTCAAAAGCGTACGAAATTGCAAAACGCTTTGCAGATGCTGCCCCGGAGGGCAGACGCACCACCGGGCAGCTGCTTGCGGCTGGGGCAAGGGCCACCGGCAGAGCGGCAGTCAATGCGGGCAAGGCGATAAACAGCAGAGTTGAGGCAGGATTTGGCCCCTCGGCGGCCTACGAGAAGGCACAGGGCCTTTCACGCCAGAGCAGGGGGCAGAGCACCACCGCTACACAAAATGCAGCAGAGGCCGCTCAGGAGGGGCAGAAAGGGGAAACGGATTCCCACGTCGCTAACGCTCCTCGGAATGACAGTGAAGGGCAGGTTGCCACGACTCCTGCGGAGTCTCGCAATGACAGTTCAAAGGGCAAGTACTGGCTGCGGGGCCATGAGGCGATGGCACTGACGGAGGCTCTGAACGAGCAGAACCGGTCGCAAGTGAAAGAGATGGCCAAGGCTCAGCTTGAGGGTGTTCAGGCAGAAGGCGATATAGAGGCACTTTCAGACACGATGGCCAAGGCCCTGCTGGGCGAGCAAATCGGAGTGATTGAAAATGCCAACTTCAAAAGGAACAAGCAGGCCGTGGCGGTGCTTGATGAAATGGCCCGGGCGAGAGACAAGGCAGAGTTTAAGGGCACGGCCGGAGGCGCGGTGCGCTCAGCCTTTGACGATGCGGCCCTGATAGAGGCAATGCGGGAGGCTGAAAAGGGCCTGCCGGAATACATGAGGTTTTTCAGTAAAGGAGAGACGGATTCCCACGTCGCTAACGCTCCTCGGAATGACAGCGAAGGGCAGATTGCCACGGCTCCTGCGGAGCCTCGCAATGACAGTAAGGGGCAAGCCCTTAACACAAGGGAGCCTGAAGACGATACAGAGACGGTGCTTGATGCGGATATGATAGAGGCCACCATGCAGAGCCTCGGCATAGAGCGCAATGTGGCACGGTCCCTGGTGTTGAGCCGCAAGGACGTTGACCCCGAGGTTTACGCGCTGGGCATAGAGGAGGCCTTTAAGGCAGGAGCGCAGGGCCTGCCCCGCAGTCAGGTGGGCAAGGACCCGGAAAGCTATGCCGCAAAGCTGAGCGTAGAGCAGAGGGGGCTTGCCCATAAAGCGGGTGAGCTGTTCGGCGGCAGGGCAACAGCAAAGGCACAGGCGGAGGTGCGGCAGGCAGTAAAGCAGAGCACAGGCCGCAAGGGCCCCGGCAAGGTCCGCTACAGAATGGATAAAAAAAGCCTGAGCGAACGACAGAAGAAAAGCATTAAGGTGCTTGAGCGGGTGGCTGACGCGCTGGGAGTGGACTTCTACATAGAGCCTAAGGGGCTAAGCTCCAACGGCTGGTATGACCCCAGGGACAGCAGCATACACATATCCGCCGATGCAGGCCCGGACTTTGAAGGCTCGCTGCTCTTCACTGCGGCCCATGAGCTTACCCACTTCATACAGGACTGGAGCCCCGCCAAGTACAAGGTACTGGCAAACTTTCTCTTTGAGCAGTACGAGATAAGTGGCCCAGATCTGGCCCAGAGGATGACAGAGCAAATCGACAAGGCCAGGAAGGACAAAAGAGAGCTGACGCCGGAGGAGGCTTATGATGAGGTAGTGGCAGACTCCATGGAGAAAATGCTGCTTGACGGCAGAGTGCTTAGCAAACTTGAAGCTATAAAGCAGCAGGACGCAAGCCTTTTCTCCAAGATGATGGAATACTTCAGAAAGCTTTTCAAGCGCATAAACCGCCTTTACAAGGGTCTGAGGACCAACAGCGAGGAGGCCCGGATAGTTGAGCGCATGGGAGCAGACACCGTAAGGCAGATACAGGACTACTTCATAGAGGGCCTTGCAGACGCCGGGGAGAGCTACCGTGCAGCCGGGGGAACAAAAAACACCACCGATGACGGTGGTGTGAATGACTCAAATAGCGGAATAAAATACTCTGGGAAAAGAGTTCTTGAAATGGATATAGCATGGGATGAAGATAACCATAGCTCGTTGAAATCTCAGCTTATAGCCCATCAGGAAGAACTTAACTCTATGGAAGCGGTTACAAACGTTAAATATACAAAAAGTGGAGCTTCTTATGGAGTACAGCTTGCAGAGATTTTAAGGACAAAATTCGGGAACAAAATCAGCAGAGCGGATGGGGCGAATTTCCTTTTTGACGATAAAGCGATTGCTTCCTTGCGAGGGTACGTTACTTCGGATGAAGAAGCAGCTGCAATATTAGCATCACCTTATGTGCTAAAAAGAGGAAAGGCAATAAGCGGGCACAAAAGCCACAAAAATAAAGGGCATCCGTCAGTCACATACGCTGCACCGGTGACAATCAACGGAACAAGAACTAATGTCGCCGTCGCTGTTCTCTTCTCGGATAAAGACAGGCCACACTCGCTCAGAGTGTTATTGCCAAATGGTAAAGAATTTGTGATAAAAAAAGAAGCAAGTTCCGGAATGGCGGATGTTTCACCTAAAAAGGGAGGGACACGGTCGCCTACAGAACCTGCTAATGAAAACATATCACAATCCCGCCCGGATGTCAAGCACCAGAGCCGAGCAACACAAGACAGTGCCGGAAACAGTCTCACACAGGAGCAGCAAGAGTATTTTGCCGATTCCAAGGCAAGAGACAAGGACGGCAGGCTGCAGATAATGTACAGAGGCGGCAAGGGCGATTTCACGGTATTTGACAGAAAAAAGAGCAAGCCGTCAAATCTCTATGGCCGAGGCTTTTACTTTACCAACAGCAAGAGCCATGCGGAGCAGTACGGCTCAGCAAAAGCTTTTTATCTGAATATCGAGCATCCTCTTGGAACAGACAGCCATGAGATAACAAAGGGACAACTGCTTAATTTCCTCAAAGCCATAGAAGATGATGGAGAGGACTACGATCTGTACAACTATGGCGAAGGTTCAACAGCAGAAAGTGTACTTAATTTGGTATGGGATGGAAGACCTGATTTTGATTTGCTGAACGATATCAACGCTACGGCAATAGGTGACCTTGTAGCGGCAACAGAACTTTTCAATGAAGTAAACCATACGGACTATGACGGTTTTATTCTTCCAACGGAAACGGTTATTTTTAACTCTGAGCAGGCAAAGCTCACAAGCAATAAAACACCTACAATAAATCCGGATATACGCTACCAGAGCCGCGATGTGGCGGCGGTGGAGCGGGCTAACAGGAGCCTTGAGCGGCAGAACGCCAAGCTGAAAGAGGATATCAAAGGCCTTAAAAAGCTGCTGAGACTTCAAAAGAGTGTGACAAAAGGCAGACTGTTTGACCCCAGCTCTGTTGACACTGCGGCAAAGACCCTTATGAAAAGTGTAAGTGCCAAGGGCGACCGGGCAGAGCTGAGAGAAGAGCTTAACCGGCTTTATGACTACATAGCCACAGACAAGGAAGTGACATGGGAGGGCGTCAAGGCGCAGGCCTCCGGAGCCGCCGAGTGGCTAATGCAGCACATGGAGCGGGAAGAACGGCTTGACCCCTATGCAGAAGAGGTTCTGAGGGAGCTTAAAGGACTGAGAGTAAGCCTGAACGAAAACCAAATACGTAATGGTGCCTATGCCTATGGCGGGGCCCGGGAGTTCAGAAATGCGGCATTAGGCAAATTCATTATCAGCAAAAATGCAACTCCCCTTGACAGTATATGGGCAGAGCTTGCCGAAAGTTACCCAAGTCTTTTTGACAGGGATATATCCGATGCCGACCAGGGCACGGAGCTTATCAGAATATTTGAGAGACTGCGCAGTATGACTGCGGAAAGTGAGCTGGATTATTACGACAGTGAGCTGCTTGAACAGGAACTTATCCGACAGGTATATGACAGCTATTGGGATATAAGCACCATGCAGACGGTAGCTGACACCAAGCAGGAGGAAATAAACCAGCTTAAAGCTGAGCATCGCCGGCAAATGGATGAGCTCAAGGCTGAGCATGAGCAGAAAATCAGACAGCTTAAAGAATCTCACAAGGCCGAGACCGCGAAAATCCGCCGGGAGGCTGAGCAGAGATACACCCAGAAGCGGCTGGAGCTTCTGCGGCAGGTGGAGGACGCCCGGCAGCGCAACGCCGCCAACCGGGAAATAAGCAACCTGCGGCGCATGATAAGCCGGGAGGCAAAGCAACTGGACGGCCTATTAAACCGGGGCGGCAAGGACCGCAACGTAAAGGAGGACATGCAGAGCTTCGTTGCAAGGGCACTGTATTATCACTCTGCCATCTTTGCGGATAACATCACTGCGGAGGAGATGATAAAGACCGGCTTTACCGTTCAGGTAATGCCCAATGAAGAAAACCTTATCGCCACGGCAAGAGAGATACTGCAGGAGCTGGACGGGGTAACACCCGGCAGTGAGCGGGAAAGGAAGCTAAGAGGCCGCCTTAACTACAGGATAGAGAAGCTGCAGCCCCTTATCACCCGGCAGCGAGAGGCCATGTACAAGGCCAATGTGGACACCATACTGGAGGAGCTGCTGAAGAGCTACAAGGAGCTGCTGAACTCAGACAAGCAGTACATAAAGGACGCCTATGACGCAGATCTGGCGGCATACCTTGAGGGTATGGCCGAGAAGATGAGCGGGAGAACGGCGGTGGACATGAGCGTTGATGAGCTGCGGGAGGTGTACGATGCATTCAAGGCCATACACAAGGCAGTGCTCAACACCAACAAAGCCTTTGCCGACGGGCATGACCTGAGAAGTGACGGGGCAGAGGCCGTGCAGCAGGTCAAGGCTGCAGGCGGCAGCAAAAAGCAGCGCACGTCCCTGCAGGCGGCAGCGCGACGCTTCGGCTTTGGCAACATGAAGCCGGTGTATTTCTTCAAGCTGCTTGGCTCCAAAACGCTGGTAAAGTATTTCAACAATGTGCTGAAGGCTGAGGGCGTGTGGGCTCAGGATGTGGAAGAGGCCAAGGCCCATGCCCGAAAGCTGATGGAAAAGTACAAGTACAACAGTTGGGACATGGAAAAGCTCTACAAATTCAAATCCACAAACGGAGACGAGTTTGAGCTGACGGTACCGCAGATGCTTACACTGTATGCCCTGACACGGCGCGGCGGCAGCGTATTTGACCATCTGAGAACAGGCGGCTTTGTATTTGACCCCAACAGCACAAGGACCGCAGAGGGTAGGTTGGGCATAAAAAAGGAGCTGAATCTGGACGATGCCACGGCCTATCAGTTGGGCACTGATGAGCTGGGCCTTATTGCCAGAGCCCTGAGCGAGGAGCAGAGAGATTTTGTAAAAGAAATGCAGGAGTATCTCTCCACGGTGATGGGCGGCAAAGGCAACGAGGTAAGTGAAAAAATGTACGGCATTAAGCTCTTTAAGGAGGATAAATACTTCCCCCTGCGGGTGGCAAGCCAGTACATGGAGCGGATAAGGGAAGCCGGCAGCAATGAGCGGAAAATAAAGAACAGTGGTTTTACAAAGCCGCTTAAGCCCAACGCAAACAACCCTGTGGTGCTGGGAGACTTCACCGATATATGGAGCCAGCATGTGAACGACATGAGCATGTACCACGCTTTTGTGCTGCCGATGGAGGACTTTTACCGGGTGTATAACTACAAAACCCGGGCGGAGGACAACGCGGCAATGGAGAGCGTAAATGCGGCCATACAGAACGCCTACGGCAAACCGGCGGCAGAGTATGTGGACCAGCTTTTAAAGGACATCAACGGCGGAGCCATCCGGGACCCCAGGGCAAGCCTGACAACGGCCCTGGTGGGCAAATTCAAAAAGGCGTCCACCTTCGCCTCCGCTTCCGTTGTAATCCAGCAGCCCTCCTCCGTAGGACGCGCCTTCGCCCTGATAGATCCCAAGTACTTCACCGGCCGGAGAATGGACAATCTGGCCCATTACGCACGGTGGGAGGAGATAAAGAAATATGCGCCGGTGGCCATAATCAAGGAGATGGGCCATTTTGACACCAATATGGGGCGCAGTACCTCCGACTACATTCAGCAGAAGGAATACAAGGGGCTCAAGGAGAGAATAAAGGGCATTGTAACTGACGAACAGTATAGAGACGATGTACTCTCCCGACTGCCGGCTCTGGCGGATGAAATAACATGGTGCTACATCTGGGAGGCTGTCAAGAGAGAAACGGCGGCAAAGCAGCCGGGGCTTAAAAACGGCAGCGAGGAGTTCCTGAAAGCGGCAGGCGATAGATTTACCGAGGTCATACAGGAAACTCAGGTGTATGACTCGGTATTGAGCCGCAGTGCCTACATGCGCAGTAAAGACAGTGGAATGACCATGCTGACATCTTTCATGGCAGAGCCGACTACCACAATGAACATGGTACTCAATGCCATTGTCCAGGGCAGGCGGGGAGATAAGGCAGCAGCCCGCAAGGGTATAGGCGCGGCACTCACCTCCGTTGTTATGAACGCGGCCCTTGTATCCATTGTTTACGCAATGCGCGACGATGATGAGTATGAAACCTTCCTTGAAAAGTATCTGGCCAGCTTCGCGGTGGAGATAGCGGATGGGGTAAATCCCTTTACCTACTTCCCCGTTATCCGGGACATCTGGAGCGCGGCTCAGGGCTACGACATTGAGCGGGCGGACATGTCCCTTATCACAGACCTTATGGACAGCATCAACAACACCACAAAGCTCCTGTACCAGGACACCAGCAATATGAGCGAGAAGGAGCAGGAAGCATGGCTCAAAAAGCTCAAGGATGCACTGTGGAAGGATGCAGACTACATCACCGCTCTTGTGGGTCTGCCGGTAAAGAATATCCGCAGGGATATTATGGCGGTGGGCAACACCATCGGGACGCTGGCGGCGGACTACAAAACCTCTCCTGAGGGCCTTAAAAACGTGGTGGGCGAAAGCCTTGTGTCTGCTGTACCCTTCCTTGGCCAGAGACCCAAGGACAGCAAGGGAGACCGGCTTTACAACGCAATTATGGCAGGTGATAGAGAGTATGCAGACAGGCTCCTTTCCTCCTACGCTACGGAAAGTGCAGCAGCGACCGCGCTGCGCAAGGCCCTGCGGGACAATGAGGACCGCATTGTGTTGGCGGCTGCAGCAAGGCTGGACGGCAATACAGACGAGTATGTGCGTATTTATGAAGAGCTTCTGGCGGAGGGTAACTTTGACAGGGACGACATCATAAAGGCCATAGAAAGCGAAATGAACGCCATGAGCGACAGTGGCAGCAGCTCCACCCCTGCAAGTCCCGAGCTTATAAAGGCCAAGGACTATTACCGGGCCATTGCTGCCGGCGACAGCGAGGCCATAGAGACAGTGGTGGAGATGTACACCCAGCAGGAAGAGGCCAAGGGCAAGCTGCCTGAGGACGCACTGAGCAGCCTTGAAAGCGGCGTGACCTCCACAGTCAGAACAGACTACATGGAGGACGGACTTACAAGAGATGAAGCCAAGGAGCTGCTTATCAAGTACGGAGGCAAAGCCGAGGACGACGCAGAGGCCTATCTGAAACGGCTTGACTTTGAAAAAGAGTACGGATTTTCCTGGGACGAGCGGGAAGAAGCCTACCGGCGCGGGGAGATAAGCCAGGAAGAGTTGCAGCAGGGCTACATGGACATGAAGGGCATGAGCGAAGAGGAGGCCCATTACGAGGCTGAATACATTGCGGTAACATCTTCAAGCCCAGAACTGAGGGTGCTGACAGTGGGCCAGTACAGAGGTTATTACACGCCGCCTGACGGCTGGTACACAAGTCCGGCAGACATGGGTATTGACCTGAGGACATACGCGCAGTACCGGCTTGCAATATCCACCATGCGCGGAGTAGATGCAGACGGAGACGGCGATACCGACAGAAACAGCAAGAAAAACCAGATTCTTGAGTATATCAACTCTCTGCCTCTGACACCGGAGCAGAAGGATTTGCTGTATTACCAGAACGGATGGTCGTCCAAAAACCTCAAGAAAGCACCCTGGCATTAAGTAAACAAGGAAGCAGCATCGGGAATCCGGTGCTGCTTCTGATTTAAGGAGGGAATTAAATTGAACTATGTAGACTATCGGTTCAGCCTGGATGTGCAGGAGATAGGCTCTCAGGTGTTTTTGACCGTCAAGCAGGGGGACACCAACCGGAGGCTCATCATCAACCTGACGGAGGGCCACGAGCCCTACACCATAGTGGAGGGCTGCACGGCGGTGCTGGCAGGCACCAAGGCTGACGGCAATGTTATCTTCAACAATGCCGTAATTGAGGGTAACAACATTATCTACGACTTCACCGAGCAGACCGTGGCGGCGGTGGGCAGTGTGAAATGCGAAGTGAGGCTTTATATGGAGGGGCGGAAGCTGTGCTCCCCCAACTTCACTATCAGCGTGCTGCCGGACGCGGTGGGTGATGCACAGATTGAAAGTCTCACGGAGGTAAACACCCTTACCGGGCTTATCAATGAGGCAACGGCCCTTATTGAAGGTGTGAACGCAGACCTTGAAATCGGGGCCTTTGTACCGGAGCTTGAGATAGGCATTGTGGAAACGCTTCCCACCGGGGCAAACGCCACCGCCAGCATCACCGGTAGCGGCAAAAACCCGGTGCTTAATCTGGGCCTGCCCCGCGGACCCATCGGCACTGCGGACGGGCTGGTTGTGGATGCGGTACTGTCGAAAGACAGCACAAATCCCATACAGAATAGGGCTGTCGCCGAAGAATTTGAAACCGTGAGAGCCGAGCAGCAGGAATATTCACAGGGGGTGGCGGAGGCCTTTGCCATAGTGGGAGAAAACCTTGAGGACAAGGTGGACAAGGTCCCCGGCAAGGGGCTTAGTACCAACGACTTCACCACAGCGGAAAAGGAAAAGCTGGCAGGCATAGAGGCAGGGGCAAATAAGTTTGTGCTGGCAGACGGCGCGGTCACTTATTCCAAGCTTGCTACCAATGCTAAAAGCAAGGGTGTAGCGGTTACTCTTCCCGCCTCAGGTTGGGCAGACAACACACAGACTGTTGCTGTTACAGGCGTGACGGCTGACAATAACGTGGTTGTGGGGCCTGCGCCGGAGAGCCGTGAAGCGTGGACCGATGCGGAGATATATTGCAGCGCACAGGGCAACGGGACTTTGACTTTTGTTTGCGGTTCTGTTCCTGCTGAAAATGTCACAGCTAATGTTGTTATTCTGATTTAGGTGGTGGACTGAATGATAATTAACGAATCAGGCGGCGGTGCCGGGCTTAAGCTTAAGGTTGTGGGCGGCACAGCAGCCCCCGCCAATCCCCGGGAAAACACCGTCTGGGTGAATACCGATACCGAGATAGAGGGCTGGGCCTTTTCCTCAGCCCAGCCGGAGAGCCCCAAGGAGGGAATGCTGTGGTTTAAGACCACCACCGGCTCCTCGGCGGCTATGAATATCGACAAAAAGAACACCGTGATGCTCTACCCCGGCGGCTGTTCACAGTACATCGGCGGTGCCTGGGTGTCAAAGGACGCACAGAGCTTTATAGGCGGCAAATGGGTGGACTGGCGCATTTACTTCTACAACCGTGGTGATGAGTGCACAGACCTTACCGGCGGCTGGCTTGCTATGGGCAACCTTGCAAATTCAAGCGGTCAGGGCAAGGCCATCACTCCAAGCGTCACAAGAAATGCCGACAGCATGGTAATTGGCTTCTCCGGCGCACAGTACGGCGTGGGACATGTCTACACCCAAAACCGTATTGATTTGACGGAGTTCAAAACAATAACCATAGAGGGAGAATCCGCCTGCACCAATACTAACCCAAGCATAAAAGTAGCATCGGCTGAGCCTGCCGCAGGCAAATACTGGCCGAGTGTAGCAAGTGCGGATTTGCCAAAAACAGGAGCGTTTAAAATATCGCTTGATGTCTCTGCACTGAGCGGATTGCATTTTATTGCCCTTGGTTTTTATAATACAGCCTCAGCTACCAGTACAGTCACTATGTTTGATTATTACGGGGAGGTATAAGCATGATAATCTATATTGACGCAGACTGCCTTTGCCACAGCTCCCCGGCTGAGGGCCTGAGGGAATTTGATGTGCCTGATTTTGACGGCAAGTGTGCTGCTTACATCGAGGGGACACGCTATGTGCCGCCCGGCGAAACATGGACACGTCCAGACGGTAAGGTATTTACAGGGGAGATGATAAGCCCTGCAATTGACAGCCGTGTTCGTGAAGCGTATCAGGCACAATATGAGGCCATGCTGCCTGAGCTTGAACAGATAAAGACGGACTTAGCCGACGCTGACGAAGCGTTGAATATCATGGAGGTACATGCTAATGACACGGAGTGAAGCGGCTGAGATATGCAGGCAGGAGGTTAAGGAGGCTCTGGAGGCCATCTACAACGCCCTTAACTCCGGCCAGCAGAAGCAGCTTATGAAGGATGAGAAGGTCAAGGCCATATTCGATAGATATGGCGCAGAGTATTAAGGAGGATAAAAGATGAGAGAAGTAAAAGTACCCGATTTCATGCAGCCCTTTGAGGTCATCGTAAACGGCGTGAAGCATGTGTTCCCCGCAGGGAAGACCGTCACTGTGGAGGACTACATTGCGGACATCATCGAGCAGAGCGTGCCTCCCAAGGCGGAAGCCAAAGTGGAGCGGGTGATGTGGGAGGACATCGGGAACAGGCCCTTTGGCTATTCCCCCACAGGCGGTGACACGCTGACATGGGATGGCAATACTGAGGGGCTTGTATCTACTGTTGGGGACGACTTTGCCCTATACAAGGTTTGTGATGTCGTTCCGTCTGTGGAAGATGTGATGAAAGGAGCTATAATCTCTATCTCCACTCCTATGGGAAGTGCAATTTACCCCGTTGAAGCGATTGAAATGGGGCATGGTGCTTGGGCTACTGATGTGTTTTTTGGTGTACCTGAAAGTGCTGTGGGTATCGACTTAGATGGGATTGTGTTTAGCGAAAGTGGACTTTATGCTGTGGACGCAGGCAGTGGAACAACAATAAGTTTGCAAATCAACGGCTACACAGGCTTCCCGGTCTTGAAAAAGATAGAGCCCAAGTATCTGCCCGAAACAATACTCTTGCACTTAGACGAGGATAAATATCTTTATGAAACCCCTGACACAAGCGACCCCGCAAACCGTATAACAATGGCGCGGCTTAAGGAAATTGCCCTGAGCCCTTGCCAGAAATATGTTTACGGGGAGTTTGAAGGCGGACACGCTTATGTTTCTGTCCTTACCATACAGTTTGTTGAAGACTTAGGCTATGGGACAGTTCTGGGGGTAGAAAGTTTGGGTGGCTACACCGCCGAATACACGCCGAGCACATAAGGAGCCAATATGATTAAGATAATCCTTATATTGCTTGCGGCAACGGCTGCGGTCTGTGCCGCATATACAGGACCGATATCGCAAGAGGAAACCCCTGTTATTACAGAAACGATAGAAACACCTGAGATAACAGAGCCGATAGAAACACCTGAGATAACAGAGCCGATAGAAACACCTGAGGTGGTATGGGAGTATGAAGCTCCCGCACAGCCTGAGACGGAGGCAGAACAGCCCATCGACGGGTCGGATGTGTCCCTGCGGGACTTGTGGGAGATGTCGTATGAGTGAGATAAGAGGAGTAGACCTGTCCTCATGGCAGAGTGAGCTGAAGGACGGAGCGGTGCTTAATAACGCTAAACGGATATGGCAGATTCTGCGAGCTGCCGGTATGACTGAGGCCGGGGCCGCCGGAATTCTGGGCAACATGCAGGCCGAGAGCGCTCTCCGGGCCAATAACGCTCAGGACGGCATGACCAAGCTCAGTGACGCGGACTATACCGCTCAGGTTGATAACGGCATATACGCTAATTTTGCCAGAGACAGCGTGGGCTACGGCCTTTGCCAGTGGACATTCCCAAGCCGCAAGGCTGCGCTGCTGGCCTTTGCAAGGTCGCGGGGCGCAAGTATAGGCGACCTTAATATGCAGGTGAATTTCTGCATTAAGGAGTTGAAAGAGGATTTCCCGGCCCTGTGGTCATTCCTCACCAGCACCGCAGACCTTGGCAAGGCAACCGAGCGCATCTGTAAAGAATACGAGCGACCTGCGTACAATAATGTTGCTGAACGACTTGGGTATGCTGAAAAATGGCTGTTTGCTCTCCGGGGCGAAGAGATTGCCACGGCTCCTGCGGAGCCTCGCAATGACACTTACTGGCCGCCCAGGACTATCGCGGTGGGTATGAGCGGGCCGGACGTTCTTCTCTGGCAGGCCCTTATGAACTGCCGGGGCTTTGAGTGCCCCATTACCGGCGACTTTGATGAGGCCACAAAAGAGGCTGCCATCAAGTATCAGCAGAGCGCGAGACTCACCCCCGACGGCATCCCCGGCCCCATGAGCTGGGGTGCTGCGCTGACTATAGAGAAAGGGGGAGTATAGATGTGGAACTAAGAGACTTTTTAATGTACGTGGGCGGGGGCCTCCTTGCGCTGATGACGCTGGTTGAGATAACGCCTATTAAAATTAATCCCTGGAAATACATAGCGAGAAAAATTGGGGGGGCTATCAACGCGGAAGTGCTTGCAGAAGTCAAAGCGACACGGGCAAGGCTCGATGCTCACATAGAGTCTGACGATGAAAGAAATGCAGATGACCGGCGCACGCGTATCCTCAGATTCAACAATGAGCTTATAAGGAATATCCCCCACACCCGAGAGGACTTCATAGACGTTTTAGCAGATATAGACGTTTATGAGGCGTACTGCCGGATACACCCGGAGTACAAGAACAACCGCGCTGTGCATGCAATAAGCAACATTGGCCGGGTCTATGATGAACGGCTGGAAAAACATGATTTTGTAAACTAAAATTAAGGAGGAAAAACAAATGGAAATGGTAATTATCGAAGTAGTAGTAAACGTGCTGGGCTCTCTGGCAATCACCGCCCTGGGCATTCTGGGTGCATGGCTCACCGCCAAGATAGGCCAGAAAAAGGAACTGGAAACCATACAGACTGCACAGTATGAGGCGTTCAGACTGGCTCAGGAAACTGTACTTGAGCTGAAGCAGACTGTGGTTGACGGGCTCAAGGCCAGTCATGAAGATGGCAAGCTTGCAAAGGATGAAATTATTATGCTCAATAAGCTGTTGGTGGAAAAAGTTATAGAAAAAATGGCAAGCCCCACCGAGGCACTGTTGAGAGCGTCCGGCGTAGACCTGGAAAAGCTCATCGTTGGCGCAGGCGAGGCAATTATCGCGCAGATGAAGCAGGGCTAAAAAGATGGAGTACGCCAGAGCGAGAGGCCGGTTGCCGGAGCCTCTTGACGGCCTACTCGCATCACAGCTTTTGACAGCAATTGAAGAGGCCAATCTGGGCGCGGCTGACACGCACATTGTTAAACGGTATATGGTAGACAGGCTACCCCAGATTGACATAGCGGTGGAAATGGGGCTTTCGGAGAAAACAATTTCCCGAAGGCTCCATTCCGCTACACCAAGAATAAAGGGCACATTGCCCCAGTGAATTACTCCCCCGTATTTTCGGATACGGGGGAGCTTTTTCATGTCCGCTATGTGTCCGCTAAGCGTCCGGTAACTGTCCGATAGGAGAGCGGGAAAAACCTTATCATTATATCCAGAAAGGAGCTGATAAGGTGAATTACCCTAACTACTACGGCAACAACTACCAGCAGCAGTATGTACCCTACCAGCAGCAGGAGAGCTTTCCCTGCCGTCCGGTGACCAGCCGGGAAGAAGCGTTGGCAACCCCGGCCGACTTTATGCGGCCGCTGCTTCTGCCGGACTTCGCGCACAACTGTGTTTACGTCAAGCGGGTAAACCCCAACACCGGGGCAAGTGACATTTTAGAATACCGGCTCTTCATCCCGGAGGCCGCGCCGCAGTATGTGACGCGGGAAGAATTTGAGGCATTCCGTGAGGAATTTACCCGCAAGCCCAAGGGAAAGAAGGTGAGCGAGGATGAATAACTTCGTGCAGCTTATCTCCCTTGCCAAAAACGGCGGAAATCCTATGCCCATGATACAGCAGATGGCCCAGAGCAATCCTCAGATGGCCCAGGCAATGCAGTTTATCCAGGGCAAAAGCCCCCAGCAGCTCCAGCAGATAGCCATGAACATGGCAAAAGAACGCGGCACCACGGTCGAGCAGATAGCGCGGCAGATGGGGCTTTTCTAAAACAGCATACTCCTTCAGTTCTGCAGGTCTTGATAAAAACTGCTCCTACTTAAACACAGCAGGAGCGTACGGCCTGATGTGGATATAAAAACACACTTTACTGAAAGGAGAAAAATTATGGCAGACAATGATTTCAGCATGGGATACGCACTTGGCCGTGACGGCACCAACAACTGCGGCGGCTTCGGCGGCATGTGGGGGGATGGTCTGTGGGCCATTATCATCCTTGGTATGCTCGGCTTTGGCGGCGGCTTCGGCGGATACGGAGGTGGTTACATGAACGGAGCACTGACCCGCGCAGAGCTGTATGACGGCTTTGCACTCAACGGCATTGACAACGGTGTGCGTGGTGTTCAGCAGGGTATCTGCGATAGCACCTTTGCCCTGAATAACTCTCTCAAGGATGGCTTCTACGGCCTGCAGGGTACACTCTGCAACATGAGCCACCAGATTTCCGACTGCTGCTGCAGCACCAAGCAGGCTATCGCAGACAGCACCCGTGAGATTCTGGGCTATCTGACCAATGAGAAGATTGACTCTCTGCGTCTGGAGAATCAGGCACTCAAGTTCCAGGCTTCTCAGGTCGCACAGAACCAGTTTATCACTCAGGTGGGCTCTGACATCGTCAACAGGCTGCAGCCTCCCCCTGTCCCCGCTTACACCGTACCCAATCCCTACACCGGCTATGGCTACGGCTATGGCGCATACAACTCCGGCTGCGGCTGTGGCTGCGGCTGCTGAGTGACACATTATCGGGGGCGGCTTTCCGCCCCCTGAGAAAGGAGAATCTTTATGAGATACTGCGGTTATATCAAAAGACTTTGCCCCCGGCTCGTGTTCAGTGACACAGTGGCATTCGTCGGCGGCAACCTTGTAATCGACCTTCCGGCAGGCAGCTACAATGCGGGGCAGGAATACTGCATCGTAGTGTCTGAGGCTATCCCCGCAACTACCCTGAGGGGCGCACCGGTGTACTTCACCATCGGCGGCGGTGCAGTGCTCTATCCGTTCGTGTCATGCAATGGGACACAACTGACTGAGCGCGTTATCGACAGCCGTACTCGTTATTCTGTTTGCGTGAATACCACGGCGAGTGGCGGTTCCTTTAAGCTGCTGGGCAAAGCCTGTGTGCTGCCTCTGAATAATGCGCTGCCCTCCATCGACGGCACAGCTCCTGCATAAGGAGGTAAGGCCATGAACGCGACTATGAGGTATGCGCTGCTGGAACAGCGGCGCAGAAACAGCGACGGCACCTTTGCCGAGGACAGAGGCAGAATGGAAAACATGCGCATGGGCGGCACACGCCACGAAAATACCAATAGGTACGAAAATGCCAACCGCTATGAAGAGGACCGACGCATGGGCGGTGACACTCACCGTCGAGTAGAGCCCGGGCGCGACACTCCTACTTATGAGCAGGGGAACGGCACCTTCCGCATGCGTTATGAGGACGGCGAAAACCGTCGCATGATTGGCTTTGGCGGGGAGGATAGCCGGTACATCGGCCCTTTTAAAGGGGACGAATTTGAGCACCGTCAGAGCACCAAGGAGCACGGCTACTCACACTCTACAGTCACCATGCCCTTAGACCGGCACAAGGCCGAAGAGTGGGTAAAGCACATGCGCAACGCTGACGGTACCACCGGGCCCCACTGGACCTATGAGCAGGCCGAGAAGCTGATGAGGCAGAAAGGCATTGACTGCGACCCGGTTATCTTCTGGGTGTGCATGAACGCCGAGTACAGCGACCGGTGCAAGGTCAACAAGGACTATGGCGTGGGCAGCATAGACTTCTACGCTGATTGCGTCCGGGCCTTCTGGCTGGAGGACGAGGACGCGGTGGAGGACAAGCCTGCGGCGTACTATGCCTGCATCGTAAAACATTAATTTTTTACCGGAAAATTACCGGAGCGAATTAAAAAACCTTGATATATCAATGGTTTTAGCGTTTAACACGTGGGTTCGAGTCCCACCACCGGCACCA